GATTTTCGGAAATTTTAACATCTTGTGTTCCTAACAATTCATTTTGTAATACAAGCGCAACCTGACTCCAGCCTTCACCTGCTACCATGCATGTGATAGGTTTATTAAAACGATAACCGTCCCACCAATCTGGATATTGTCCAGTTAAGTGCATGGCAGTTTCATAACAAGTTGAAACTGTTTTACCAATACGGTTAGCAGCAAGGATACCACGACGATCCGCTGCGCCTGTTCTAAAGAATGCTCGTTGGTGTTCAAAGGGACGAAAGTACTTCAATTGATTGAAGCGCATGTCGTCCGCAATGTCAATTGCTAAATCTTGTAATTGAGTTTTTAATGGTCCCGGTATAGTAATTAAACTGTCAATGGTTAAGTCAAACCTATCAACTGAGTAACGCAAGGCACGAGCCATTAAGGTTTCAGTGCCCAGCATGGTTACTCCTCAATTATAACGGGATTGTCTTTACTGATTTGTGCAAGGTAAAATAAGGCTTCGCTTAAATCACGAATTTCTGCTGCTGTGCTGACCCATGTTTCGGGATCAGACAAGTTTGCAGGTTTGTTAGTTAAAACAGCCTGCAAACGCTCCGCAGTTAAACGCATGACATGTTCTGCCTGCGCGGGAAACTTTAATTTAAATGCTTCCCTGTGCGCTTTGTTCACCTTTTGCAAGATCAGTGTATCACGAGTCAAGCGTTCTTGTTGCGCTTGGTTAATCATACCGTTTCTTATATCAGGTGTTGTGCTCATTTATCTAAATCCCACGGATTATGGATAACACTTTCATTCAAACTAATGAATTCTCGGTCAACAAAAACATCCCAAAAGTTACTGTTGTTAACTTTGTGTCCCTGCATCATAGCACGAAGACGCTTGCCTTGCGGTGTCATTGTGCCATCTTCACGAACAGCAACTTGTTCACCAGTGCGTGGATCAAGCCATTTGATAATTTCAGGACGCTCACGACCAAACTTGTCTAACTTAGTGCCATAAGGAATTTGTTCTAATGGTCCTTGTATTTCATAACTGATCATTCCATTCTTATATTTGCGAAACAACAAATGACATTTTTTATCTTGTGCTCTTGCTGTGTGATCAGGATGTGGTGCGTTATTAAGCCAAAAACTATTTTGAACATCTGTGCTGCTGGGTAACGCTGAATCTCGCTTTGGACGATCTTTTAATGGTTCTTCAGGGACTAATTCAGTTTTGTCAATGTATGGGTTATTGCCACCTATGAACTTATCATCAACTTCTTGACCGTTAAGCACATCCATGGCAATTTGATATTTTAACTTATTAGCACGACCTTTTAAGTTTAATACTACGCCTGTTTGGTCGTAGACAAATCGTTCTAGATCGGTGGCTGTAGGAAAGTCTGTCATTAGACCTTCCAAGTCAAAGTCAAGTGCGTTTAGTGCTTGGGGTGCAATAGGTGTTGTTGGCGCAGTAGCAGCCATTTGCTCTGCAACTTCGCGAATAGTTTCTGCTGTGGGAGCATCGTCCCAAATGTTTTTATCTGCCTGTGAGGCTGGTTGATTTTTTTTCATTGCTTGTCCTTTTCAAATCAAAAATATAGGAGAGATTTTATTCTCTCCTAATATTTATATCAATAAGCCTTAGGCCTATATATGGGTCTTGCAGTTGTTCTAGGTTGAACGGGGTTTGCTCTAATACCTACTTGTGCTGCAATCTGCTGTGGAGTTTGTGGAACTGGAACAACGGGATTTGGTATTATAGGATTTATTCCCGGTGATGTCCAACCAGGTCCTGCTGGCATTCCAATTTGTCCTGGAGGATTTATTGGAGTAGTCTGGGGAGGTGATGTCCAACCAGGTCCTGCTGGCATTCCGATTTGTCCTGTTAAATTTCCAGGACCTTGAAGCACAGGATTAGTTGACGGTTGTGGGAAACCAAAACTTATTCCACCCATGGTTTATTTTCTTTTATACTTTGCTGGCAATTTAGAACCATCAGCAGTTGGATTCTTCTTTGGACCTGTATTGCTGTGAACACCTTCCAACGCAGGATTAGTTACACCTGCTTGTCCACGACCACGCATGCCTAATGCATCTGTAATCATGTTAGCAATGGTGGCACGCTCGCTGTTGACTTCTGATTTTGCTTTCATAAAATCACTGCGCTTACTACCAGTGGCAACATTACCAGTTGTAGGACCACGCTTTTGGTTAATTGGTTTGCTCATTGGATTTGTAGACATTATTGATTTCCTTTTGTTAGGCCACGGCCATAATTTTGTTTGTCAGGATTTGCTGGGCACTTGGCAGTTACACCACCTTGACCACGATATTGCTCACGGCCTGTGAACATATCTTTACCTGGCTTTACTGCGGGTAATGCGCGAGTTGGAGGTTCACGGTGTGCGCCTTGACCTACATCATAGTCTTGATTGCCTACAGTGGGGCCACGCTTGAAGTTTACTAAACGGCCATCATTGCTGTGACCACTCCATTGATTTTTTGCCAAACGGTTAGCAGCGCGGTTTACGCCATCGCCCTTCATGCCGTTGAAATCTAAGTTCTTATCGCTTTGAGTTTTCATTATTTCTTTCCTTTAGGACTTTTTTTAGCCGCCGCACGCTTGGTGGCGTATGCGATTGCAACCGACTGCTTTGGAGGCTTACCAGCAGCGATTTCTTTTTTAACATTCTTCTGGAATGCTTTTTTGCTTGTTGATTTAATTAACGGCATAGTAATATTTAGTCAGTTTTGACCCCAGTTAATTTCGCAAGTGCTTCAGCAAATGCGGCTTGTTTGGCTGCAATAGCATCAGTGCTATCTGTTACTTCAATCTTTGCTAATGTGTTCATCATTTTGTTTAAAATCAAGTTATGATATTTTAACACTAATTGTTTGTCATGACTGTCACGGGCTTCCAAAAAGTCATTAACTAAAATCTCTTCATAATCTTGCCCGTTTGAACGAGCGTAAATTGTTTCCAATAATCCTGCTACGGTTACTGCATCTCTACTGCCTTTTGGTCTGCCGGCGCCTGGACGGGCCCCACCTCGTTTACCTTTTGGCTTATCTTTGCTTGTTTCAGTTTTCTTTTCCATATAACTATTTACCCTTATTAAATATAGTATCTTGAAAGGAACTGCAATGACAATCCCTACCTATACTTGGAAACCTGCTGCGGGCACTGATATAGCCAACATTGTTGAAATGGCCCAAACTCATTTCCAAAGTGAAATTGATACTGTTTTTAATCCTGACCCTGTAGCCTATAGTAGAAATGTTACTATGGCTGTGGTTAGACAATTCTATATTCCTCATTCTGAACTAATAAGTGTTGCTATCGATAACAACACCAACGAACTAATCGCTTATACTTGGGCTGTGCCTAACGAATGTGCTCCTTGGAGTGACGACAGAATGGTCGTGATTCGCATGGCGCATCTAAAACTTGACCTAAGTACAAGATTGCGAGTATCGCTAGTAAAAGATATGCTTCAGATATGGGAGAATTTCGCACTCTTTACTAACACTCCAATTATATGTTCAACTACTATGCGACATGATCAATCTGGATTTCTTAAACTACACGAACGAGCAGGTTATAGTATCCGCGGATCATACGCTTATAAACGCTTAACTTAAAGTTGAATCCAACATCCAAATATGTTTAGCAAGAGCAAGGATACGGTCCTGGGAGTAATTACCAATTTCTTCGTGTCCTTCATCTTCTGCTATGTGCATTAGTTCTTCATAGCAACCTTTTAGTTCTTCTAAATCTGTTTTAACTTCGCTGATTAAATCTTCGGCATTGCCTGACATGCTGAATGTGCTTACACTGCTGCCATCCATAACATCCATTAAGTTATCAGGCATGAATGCACCTAAACTTCTTAGTAGTTCAGCAATAACATCAATTTGGTCTTGAAGTTCTTCATAGATGCCACCTAATAGTGCATGGTCGCTGGTAAAGTTGCGACCCATAATGTTTACATGTGCAACATGGCTGCGAAAATACGCGATGAAGTTATCATTGAATACATGTGTTAATTGTTCTACGGTTGTCATCATTATTGTCCTAATATTTTCTTAGCGGCTTGTAATCGTATAAGCATATTTAAACGGTCTTTTTCTAAGATTGATTGCTCTTCAGGAGTTAATCCACCGTATTGTTGTCCAGCAATTGCTTGACGACGATTGGCTGCTGCTGCCTGTCCTTGCGTTGCGTATTCATTACGCTGGACCTGTGCGTATGGATTATATTCTAATCCTGGAGCATTGGGATTTTGTCTAATTTTTTCTTGTTCGTACGCTGCCATTTGGTATGGTGCTGTAAGTAGGTTTTCTGGAGCAACAGCACCTTGTGCGATAAATTTACCTGCGTTGGCAAGGCCACCTGCTCCGGCCTTTAATGCTTGTCCTGCCGCACCTAGTCCTTCAGCGATAGTAGTTTGACTGCCGGGCATTACACTTTGTAATACTTTACGACCCATACTTACCAAAGGAGGCATGCCATGTAATGCCGCATAAACATCAGCTGCTAATGTGCCAGCACCACCTAATGTTGTTTGTCCAACTTTATTAGCAACTGTCTGTGCTCCAGTTTTAATTGCCTGTCCTGCTTCTCCCAGGGACATACCATATGGATTTACTGGACTTAATTTACCTACTGCTGAAGTTGCGGCTGCTTTTGCTACATTATCAATAGCACTTGGTTCGCTGGCTGGGGAGGCAGAGCCAAGTTGGCGTGCCCTTGCTTCTTCTTCAGCACGAGCACGAAATTCAAATTCTTCGGCTTCTTGATCTTCCGGAGTTAAGTCTGCCATTATTGTTGTCCTTGATTACGCTTCTTTAACCATTCTTGGTATCTTTGTTCTTTGGCCGGATCTTTATAAGGCGCAGGCATGCTAGGTGGCATGCTACCTGCTTTAGGAACATCAGGATAATCCGGCGCTTCACCTATCTTACTACTGGCAGTATTCATCGTGCGCTTAATAGTATTTGCGTATTCGATAAGATTCTTTCTAAATTCATCTTCACTTTGATTAGTTGAAAGTGCAGCAATAGCAGCCTGGGCTTTATCACCTTCAATATTACTCACTGAGCCTGAACCTTTCATTTTCTGAACAGCACTTAAGAAAGTTCCACCTTTAATTTTATCAAGTAATGCTTTTGCATTGCTTGCTTCACTACCAGGAATATTAGGCAATATACCAGTTTTGCCAAGATTTCCTGCTAAACCAGGATGTGCTAATAACATGTTAATATCGGCTAAAGTTTGTTCTGCAGAATTTCTTGCTTCTGAAATAGAATCAACTTGTTTAGTATAAAGGTTATGTCGTATTTTCCATGCGTTAACATCAGCTTTGTGAGATGCTTCTGATTGCCCTAGTTGTGCTTCGGGTGCGCTATTTGGATCAAAAGGTCTTCCGCTTGGTAAAGTTACACTACCTGGTTGTGGTTTAGGTAATATAGTAGGTTCTTTACCGCCTGGAGTTGCAGTTGCGGCTTGTGCAGATTCTGCGCCTGGAATTTTTCCGCCTTCAATCTGTTTTAAGACTTCAGCAGATTTGCCGGCTTCTGCTGAAGTTTTCTCTCCAGTCAAAGCACCGGTCTGCATACCCATCAAACTTTCAATATAGCGAGGATTAACTCCTGCTTGTTTATAAGCGGCTAATTTCTGTGCGTCAGTTGCGCCGCCAGGATATTGTCGATTTAAATGAGCATTTACAGCATTCATCTTACGATCTTGATCAGATTCCCATTGATTGGCATCTTCAAATCCAGATTTATCACCGGTATATGCTTCACCGCCCTTACGATAACGAGTCTTACCGTCACTCATTGTTTGTTGTTGAATTCTTTCACCGGTTTTTGGATTAATTAAATTATCAACTTTAGTTACATGCACACCTTTACCTAATGCTCCGGCAGTTGCATTAATTAATTCTTCTTGAGTTAATTGTTTGCCATCAGCACTAATGCCACTTAGTGGAGTGCCTCTTGCATTGAAAAGAATTTGATATGCTCGACCAGCATCATCTTGAACAACTTTTTCAGTATTACCATAACCTAATTTAACTGCTTCTTCCGCAGCCGCTTCGGGTTGGCCAATCAACTTAAAGAACCAATATTTAAATGGACTCGCATCTTTATTTTGTAATTCGCGAGCAATAGTATTACTTGCTTGTCTTGCAGTTCCAGGATTTTGTAAATCTGTAGTTAATTTAGATAAATGATCTTTAAATTCTCGATCTTTAACTTGTTGATTCATTATTTCAAATGCGCGATTGCCTGCGCGATTGCGAATAAATTCAGGCAATGAATCATTATATTTCATTCCCATTAACTCTTTAACATTATCTTGATTCTGTTGATACATGTTCATTTGATCAATAGTAGTCATGGGTGTTTGTTGGGTTTGTGGAGCAGCAGTAATGCCTCCAGGTGCTTGTAAGCCTAAACCTGTTTGGCCTGTACTTAAACTATAAGGACTTACTGGAGTAACGGCTTGCGGAGTCTGTGGTTGGGCAGCGGCTTGCGGAGTCTGTGGTTGAACAGCACCACTAGCAGGTGCAAAGTTTCCGCCTAGTCTTTGATCAACAATGCGTCTTACATTTTCTTCGCCACCGTTTGCAGCAGCAGCCTGTGGACTGATATAACCTGACTGCAAATAATTACTTAGACCTTTTGCGCCTAAGAAATGAGCAGCACTTAAAGTATTGTCATTAACAGGAACGCCATAGTTTTGTAGATACTTGGCATTTTGTCCAGTGAACGCAGTTTGACCTGCTGTCATTTGTTCTGGAGTTGCTTGTGTAATATCTGCAGGTAGGTTTGGATTAGCACGACGAGCATCCTGCCATGCGCCTGCGGTCATACCATAAGGACCATATGCACTGCTTAATTGTTGGTTGTGATATCCAATGTTAGGATTGGCTCCACTTTCCTGTGCAGCAATACTTCTATTGTAGTCAGCAGGATTAAAAGGAACTGGACCAGCAACCGGTGCAGGAACTTCTCGCGTAGTAGTTTGTGTCTGACTACCATCGCCGTAGGTCTTTACCTCAACCTTGTGGGCGAGTTGTTTTGCGGCTTCTTCGCGTTGGCGGCGTTCTTCTTCAGACTCGTACTCTCCAATCACATTGCCCATTTCATCATATTGATATGCCATCATTGATCCTTATAACTTGATTCCAACACCTGAACCACCAGCAGCATTACTGATACCATAACCTGTAGTTGTTGTGCCTTGAGTTCCAGCAAAGTTTGGACTATAACTTGCAGCAGGTGTTCCAAAGATAACGCTGGCATACTGATTATATAATTGCTGTGGAGTCATTGCGGCAGTTACTTGCTGATTTGCAGCACCTAATGCTTGTCCAATACCACCTTGACCAAGTTGTGCTAATTGATTTGCAACACCTGCTCGCTGTGCAGCAATTTGTTGTTGAATATTTGCAGCAGTTTGCATTTGTGCACTTTGTGTTGCAGCAGCCAATTGTCTGTCTGCTAATGCTTCACGAGCACTACCTAATTGGCCGGCAGCACCGAATTGAGCATTTTGATTTGCTAAGTTCTGCAAGTATTGTGTTTGTGCTGGAGCAAGTGCTGCTTGGATCTGATTAGATTCGTAATTAGGATTGAATAAACTTTCCAATCCTGTAATGCCTGTGCGTAATGCTGATTCACCAGTGTTACCTAATGTTTCTCCTGCCTGTGCTGCTTGCGTGCCTAATTGTTGTGCTGCATTCGAAAGACCTGCGGCTGTTTGCCGATAAACATCACCTGCGCCACGAACTGCTTCCTGATATGTTGGAGCAATGGTTCCAGTGAAGAAACCTGTCTGTGCAGCAATCTGTGCTTTTTGCTCATCAGTAAGCGTTGGAGTTGTTGTGCTTGTGCTTTTTCCGAAACTCATTATTGTTTCCTTTAATCTATATACTATTTAACCTGATTAAGGTGCGACTGGTCCTGCAACTTGCGCTCCTGGCAGTTGACTTTGATATCTTGGATCATTTATAAGAGCAGCAGTTTGTGCTGGAGTTAATTGTTGATATTCCTGTTGTAAACCCCAAGGTGTTATGGGCGCAGCAGGATTATTTCTTGCTAATGTAGCATTATAAGTTGGTCCAGGTTGGAATGGATGACTGCCCCAATAATATTTAGATTGGACTGGACTGTTAGTATGGAATTGAGTTGTTGCCTGCATCCATCCTGGATTTAAACCAAAGTCTGTTTTTAATGGTGTAACATTGCCCCAATGTAATGTATAGTTTCCTGAAGTTGGACTCTGCGGTGTAGAAGGTGTTGGTGAAATAGGAATTATTGGAACTTCTTGATTATTATTATCTGTGGAAGTTTCAGTAGAAGTGTCAACAGGAGTTTTAGTTGTAGTATTGCCTTCAGTATCTGTTGAGGTAGTGCTACCATCTGAATTAACAGTTAGAGTTGTGCCATCATCATAGGTATAAGTTGTGTTTCCACTTTTATCCGTTGTTCCAGTTCCTGCTTCATGAGCAAATGTTCCACTGCTATCTGATCCGGTTGTGCTACCGTCTGGATTTACAGTTAGCCAAGTTCCATCATCATAAATGTAAGTTTTAGGCTCTGGTGTTGGAGCAGGCGTCGGCGCAGGAGTTGGTTCCGGTGTTGGAGCAGGAACTGGAGTAGTCTCAATTGGAGGCTGAACTACTGGAGTAGGTGTAGGTGTAGGTGTAGGAGTTGGTGTAGGTGTAGGTGTAGGAGTTGGCTCAACTGGAACTACTGGAGTAGGAGTAGGAGTTGGTTCCGGTGTCGGAGTAGGTGTAGGTGTAGGAGTTGGCTCAACTGGAACTACTGGAGTAGGAGTAGGAGTTGGTTCCGGTGTCGGAGTAGGAGTTGGCTCAACTGGAACTACTGGAGTAGGAGTAGGAGTTGGTTCCGGTGTCGGAGTAGGTGTAGGTGTAGGAGTTGGTGTAGGCGGTTTATATTGATCTGGTATTGTTAATAATATGCTTTTTCCTGTTCCAGGATCATAGTGCATAGCATGAACTAAATCATAATATTCTTTTGCTGAAATATCATTATGAGTTACGGCATAATTATGTAAGTCATCATAAGTCATTCCTACCCAGGGTTGGAAATTTGTTGTTGTTGGAGTATGATATTCCCACGCATTAGCAGCCATATTATAAGATGCTTGACCATTATCAATTTGATTTTGAGTTGCTAATACTGTATTTGGAGTTCTATATTGTTCATTGACAACATTCGGATTATCTGCAAAACCAGCAGTGCCTGTTATATTAACTCTATACTGTGCAGGATGTTGACCATCAATATAAACTTGTTCAGGGACTGATAAGCCTCGGTAGTAGTCTGACAGTTTAATTGTCTTTCCGCTATCTAATACAATCTCAGGACCTTTTGTATCATAGAAAATTGTTCCTGCAGGACTATCACTTATGCCTGTAGAAGTTATTTGAATTGGTGTATTCAAAGTTCCTGGCACAACTTGATCAATATATGTCCACATACGGGCTGATTGATTATAATATGGTATTCTTTTCAATGTGTCCGGGACTGCTGTATTATTCCAGGAATCTTGATTTGTCTGATTTACCGTTGTGGTTTCCCATGTATGAGCAGCAGCATTATAAAAGGCATCACCAGTATTAATTTGTTCTGGAGTTGCTAATGCAGTATGATATGTTCGGTTAGCAGATACAACTGGAGATTGATTATCATAATTGCCTCCATGAGTTGCATAATCTACCCATCCTAAATCAATATGTTGAGCAACTCCATCTACATAAAGAGGAACATCTGGAGTGCCAGAAGCAATACGATAGATGTCTAAAGGAATTGTTTTTCCTTGTTGAACTACAACTTCCGGGCCTGTTGGTCCAGAAATAACTGATCCTAAAGGTACTCCAGTATTTGAACTTCCTGAACTTGCTACATTAATACCATTTACAGAGCCAACACTTTTATCAAATACTGGGGCAGGAATACTATCAGCGCCAGTGCTGGTATAACTACCATCGGCCATGCGAGTTAATGTTGAACCATCATCATAGACATAAGTTAATGTGCCATTGGGTTTCATATAATAGCCAATAGCGCCGCCCATAATGCCGCCACTCAATGCGCCGCTGACTACACCTTTTAATCCTGCACCTGTTAAGAATCCTACTGAAGTCGCAGCGGCTGCTCCTGCTAATGCGGCAGTAGTGACATTTCCTAATCCTTCATTAGCAGCCCAATCAGCTGCTTGTCCCCCAATATAACCAGCAACACCACCAGTAATGGCACCTTTTAGAACATTGCCTCCTGTTGCGGCAGCGCGAGCAGCACCTACTGTCGCAGCCCATTCAGTTGCAGTAAAGCCTGCGGGCACACCCATATAAAGAAGACCGATATCAATTATTGCTTCTGTAGGGTTGTGAATAATATTTGAAACAGTATTGTCAATGACTTCTCCCACTGGACTGGTAATATTTTCTCTGACCCATCTAACAGCACCACTCATAATTTTATTCCTTTATCCATTGTTATATTTATTTTACTCTTTGACCACTTGGGCGCTGAGACTGCGTAAATTAAATTTACATTCAGTAATTTCTAAATCACCTACATCTGTATCAACTTCAATTTCTAAAATATACCAATAATAGTTGGGTCTTGGATTATCAATAACTGTTGTGAAGATAGTTTCAATTTCAGGTAAAGTTGCTGTGCCAGTTAAACCAGTGTAATTATAAGTTTTCTGACTGATTGTCTTATCGAAAACAAAAAGATAATCAGGATTTGTAGGATCATAATTAGGAACACTATAATAACGATTGATCTGAACCTTATAAGTTACATTACTGATTACGGTAGCAGTATATGATATAATATTGTTTAACTGTGCAGAAATGAAAACTCTATCAGTAGCACCCGTAACAATAACACGGGCATTACAATCAGTGCTCAACAAGAAGTTTGAACTTGTGTAAGAAATGTTACCGCCGCTAACATATAGAGGCAATACAGGTAAACTATCTCTATTGCGAACGATTACATAATTTGTAGTGCATTCAACAACACCAATAGTGCCAGTATTTAGATTGGAACTATTCCAATCTGCTGGAACAATACTATCAACTGTTAAACCATTACCAAGACTGAATGGCGGTGTTGCTTGTGGTGCAGCAAAGGTATATTTGATCGTCCTATCATCTAATTGTTCAGCATTACTCAATGAGATGGCTGAAACATATAATGCTGCTGCCGTAGGTTGCGTATATGGAACTCTAAAGTTGCCAGTAAGGTACGAATCAGTATAACTACTAAATCCTTTAAAGAACTGTCCAAGACCTTGCGGGCCACTTAACAGATAATTGACCGCACCGGCAATACCATCATCATCACTTATTTCAACTGGGAACTTACTCATTGTTGATTACCTATCATCTTCCACTTGAGTATACTGCCAAGTAGTTGCAGTGCAGATCCAAATATTACTATTACTAGTATTTGTAATTTCAATATTGTTTACACGATGTGCATTCTGATCTATCTGTGCCCAGGGTTCGCTGGTATCAGTAGCCATTGTGATATAAGTGGATTCAGTAGGTGCTTGCCCTACACTTTCAGCACCTTGAATTTTAATGTTCACTGAGCCGATTAAACTGGTCTGCGTTTCAGGATCAATGGTTAAGTCAGAAGCAGCATCTATATTATAAATTTCTGGAAGTAATCTATGAACCATTAACTTTCCTGAATAGTCTTTTATTAATGTGATATTGCTGCGTTTGAATGTGCTTGTGATTGGTGTGCCTGTTGTGCTGGCAACTGCCGACCAATCAGCAATGCCATAACCCACATCCTTTTGTGCAATTGGAGTGTATAAATGATCAGGATCAAAACTCACACGAGCATAAACAATCGTTCTACTGGCAGCATTAAAATCCCATACTGGGTATTCAGGAGGTCCAGATTTCCAAAACCAGGTTGGACTCTCACAAGCAAAAGTAGCATTGCTAACATCGCGAGGCGGATTCCAACAATCTAAATCATAACGATAACTTAACATCTTATTAGGCACACCGAACTCTGCTGAACTATCTGTATAATAAATCTCAATTTGATTCTTGTGACTGTTGACTTCCATATAAGCGCGGTCATAATAAGCAGGATCCATTTCTTTGAAAAAGAAATTCTTAACACGCTGATTACCTAGTCCAGTAAAGTTCTGACCATCAAAGGCCCAAATATCTCTAGCGTCGAAACCATAGACAAGTTTATCTGTGTTGCCCCAGCAGTTAGCAGTTAATAATCCTCTACCCTGGTTGAATAATCTAACACCAAGAATAGGTGCTGATGTTGTAGCATAGTTCATAGGACTTAATACCACAGTGTCCCAATAACTACAAATAAACATTTGACCATTGCAAGGGAACGCATCTACTGCTTCTCCTCTTAATGGAACTTCTAACTGGTTAGCCACATTAAGAATTGTTGGTTCCCATGTTCCTGGCATGGCATTTAGACCAAACGCTTGACTCCATTGTATTGTAATCGGAAACCTGGATACTGAATCATCTAAATTTGTAGCAGTTAGATTACCAGCAACTAAAATGTTACCCACATTAGGTGTTGAGTATAATCTTATAAATCCAGCAGTTAAATTCTTCCAGTTTGGATTATAATTCCAAGTGTATGTTGGTGATACTTGTTGCCCTGTGATAGGTCCTGGATAAGCACTACCAGGAACAGCGTAATAAGTCACTGTTGTGGTTGTGCTGCTTTGAACTGTATAAGTTCCATTATAATAATTATTAACTCCTGAAATAGTTATTTTTTGTCCGTTAATATACGGAGCACTTGCGTATGGTGTATCAAAAGTTAATATCTGTGTTGTTGGACTATCATAAGCGATGTCAGTAATGCCTGAAGGTTTGATCAAATTACTATAAACTACAAGTTTAGGAGGATCATGATAAACAGGATCATTAGGTTCATCAGGGAAGAAGAATGGAGGATTGATACCATCACAGAATACTGGAACAGTACCATTCCACGCCTCGGTGATATTGGTTGCTTGTGTGTATCCCCCGAATGAAGTCCAGGCAGGAGTGATATCTTTATAAACTTGAGTGCCATTGGCTGCGACCCAACTACCAGACTCTAAAGCAATAATGAACCAAAACTCTCCGCCGTTTCTATAACCGCCTGTAATATAAACAGGCTTCCCTGGGACAGCACTTAAGATTGCTTGATCACCTGATACACTGCGAATGCCTCTAACATCAACTTCAATATTTTTACCGATGTTGTATTCGTTAGGTCCTAAGGCACTTGAAGGCACATCAGGACTAAAGGTCATCTTCTGAAAAGGAACTTTGACTTCATCATAAGGTTGAGTTAATTGTGGCATGCTTTGAGATCTCTCTTAGTTTCAAATATTTATCGCAACGAAATCGGACCTTGCAAGCCAAAATGAATGATTTTGTTTCTTTCAAGCCAAAACTACTAGTTTAATCACCACCAAATTTTAGAACAAACATTAACCTAGCCTGTTCATCATCAGGCCAAATGTATTCAGCAAACTCTTCAGCATTTTTGAATACTTGTCCATTAATCATCCAACGGGCTGTTCTTTGCTGCTGTGCGTACTTGTAAGCCTGCATTTGCTGTTGAGCCAGTGTTTGATTCATCATGCTTTGACTTAGTCCAAGACCTTGCCCTATGCTGTTTTGTAATGCCTGTGGGTTCAAGGATTGTGATGCGTATAGTCCTCCTAAATCATCAAATATATTATTAAACATTAGACTTTCCAATCAATTTTAAACAATCTATACATTGTGCCTTTAAGTGCTTGTAACATTTGTTCGTGTTTTGCTTCCTCTAAACTACCCCAAAATCCACCTAAGATTTTATGTGTTCCCAATGTGGGTTTTAGTTCTACTAAGTTTCCATCAGTGCTAAGTTTCATTAGCATGTAACAACATATGGTACTATCCATGTGTACTTCTTGAATTTCAGTCATCAATCCACTCCATAAACTTTTTAATGCCTCGGCGGATCATATCAACTACAACCCAAGCGCCTATAAATGCTGCTATGAATACCAGTATTTGTATCATTTTACAACCTTTCTTAATACTACATTTAGAAGTTCTGTTATATGTGGTTCTTTTAGTCTTGCTTGTAACCAAGAGTAAGTTGTCCATGTAATGCTGTAGAATTGGAACTCATGATCAAAATGAACTCGTGCTTCTAAACTTGATGCCAAGTTTTTAATTGCTGTTCGTTGTTCTTCTGTTAAACTTTGCCATCTGTAATAGCCAATTCTTGTTTCAGTAAATCCTCGCTTTACATGCTCAACGGGTTTTTTAAGTCTGCGATTGCCTTCCAAAAACATGTGTTCTGTGTTAACGCAGTGATTGTTATTGCAACGCATACGAATGGCTGATTCTTCAATGTCAGGTACGCCTTTAGACATCATTAGCAAGCGCCTGGCCTGCGACATCTGCGGCTTACCGTTGCGGCTGGCTCCAAATAAAGGTGCATCCGGATGATGTGCTCCTAGCCATGGCTTGCAGCCTATATCGTTGGGTAGGCCTACTTTGCTTTGTAGTAATTCATCATTCCAGGACCATGTTCCATAGGTTGCGGTTCGTTTTGTTTTTCTGCCTTTTACTGACATTGTGTTCTCCTTATATGCTATTATTTATTATTTAATATCACATAATGCTGCTTGCAGTTGCAGGAGTTCTTCCTTCTGGAGAAATATCTCTGTATGTGTCCATGCATAGTCGCCAATCCAACGGCTTATTAGTAGTCGGTATTGGTTGCCTTTAATTGGCGTGATTTCCACTTCCAATTTGTAATCTTCTTTATTGACTATCATTTGTTTCATTGGTGTTTTCCTTTAAGAATAATTGCCATAACTGGGGTGTTGATCTGAATAGATCTATCAGCCCTAAAGCAAGTACATCCACTTGTCGTTCTGTCATTTCTAAATGCAGTTTCATTTCTATGCAATGAATCAATTCGTGTAATAATGTGTGCTTGAGGGATTCAATTGCTTGATTTGGGTTTAGTACTACTTCCAGTTGATCTGGTCTGCATTGGCCCAAGTCGTCTGTTAGTTCTCCTGTAAATGAAGTTCTAACTGTCCAAGTTTGATTGAGTAATGTAAATTCATTTGGTATCATTTTATTGCCTTTCTAAAAGAAGTAATACACAAGGGTATATATGATATATGTTTTCGTTCAAAGTATTTCTTTTTCCAAAGAAGTAATACACAAGGGTATATATGATATATGTTTTCGTTCAAAGTATTTCTAAATCCAATTCTATATCAAATCCAGTTTTAGTCCTCACAAAATTCCTCAAAGAAATTTGATCTACTTCATTCTCACATACCCAGCCATCATGTTCTGTAAAGAACTTGTTATTGGTCTTTGACAAATAATCAGTGATAGCACTAAGAACTTGCATCTCCAAAGCAAAATACAAATTCCATTTCTGTTTACTTGAAATACCTAGTTGTTTTATCTGTCCTGTTTTAGTTGTAATAGTTCTCTTTTGTAATGTGGGTTTGATGTAATCCCACATAGTTTTAATTTCATCTCTAAGTCCAGAAATAAATGGGTCTTGTTTTAAGTAATGAATTCTTGCAATATCACCCTCAAGCAATTGGTAGATATCACTGTCTTCATTAAGTGCTATTCTAGCACCTGCAAATAATGCATTAATTATTTCTTTGGCCAGATCTGGCGTTATCTCTGCTCGTTGTGCTAATTCATTTCTTATTTGATTTCTATCTTTGAGATATGCCTGTAAATTTGGTAGCCATAAGTCCATGGGTCCTTGTAGCCATTGTGCTCTTTTGTTATTTTGGGGTCCTACTTGTTTTATTGGATCAAGCACTTCTGGTATTTGTTGGCTATACTGTAATAGCAATCGTGGAGCACAACATTGAATGTCATATTGATACTTTAAATTGCTGTCATGAAATACTTGTCGTTTTACTTCTCTGCGAACTCGTTGTAGTGGATGCCAATTTCTATTAGATTTATTTGTGTATTTGAATACACGAGTGCTGAGTTCTTCATTAAATTCTTCTTTAGCCCAGTCAACGGCTTCAACTTGTAATACACATATAGGCATTGAGCCAGTTTGTAAATTACTAACTCCTTGTGGATTTAACTTATATTTTTTACTGACATGACTTAGACTGCTGTAGTGCGGATCGGTACAGATCAATAATGTATCTCTTAAATATTTTGATAATGGATTACTGCTGATACCAAAATACCGGTCTATATAACGAGTGCTCCAACTGCGTTCTTTGTCGGAGTTAAAACAAGCAATGGCAAAACCCAAGGCTCGTTTAATTCTCTTTTTCACTCGGGGATCATTAAAATTGGGTGTATATGCCATTGCCGATTCTTTTGTTATCTACTAAATTGCTACAAACATGTCTAATTTAGGCATGTCTTTTATCAAGTAATCGTATTGTTGAATATATTCAACAAATCCATCGGGATCAGTTTTGATTTGACTTATATTCCAATTACTATCTGGTAGATAATTTGCATTAGTATTAAATTCTAAAGATTGTTTAATAGTTTTAAGCTGTGGTTCATAAATGTGTGCATTAAGTAAAACCATTTCATAATTACCAATTGGTATATTCATTTCCATACCTATAGCATTATGTAAAAGTTTAAAACTTAATGTATCATAAATTAATCCAACTGCAACATCACTACTACGCATAACTACACTCATATTAAGTTGTCCATTTAAAATTTGTAAATAAAATCCTAATGGACATGGAGTATTTGTTGCATTAAGTTTACTATCTTCTTGTGGAGCCCATGTATCAATCCAAATGCGACGACTAGTTGGGTCGGCTTTTAAATTTTCAATAGCTAATTGAAGTTGATTAACTCCATGATAATTTTGCCAACGATGACCATATGCTGCATTAACTTCAGCAGAATCATTTTGCCATTTTGTCCACATTTTTGTATAACGATTTAACCAAGTACAATTTTGGCTACCACTTAAATACCATGCAACTTCAGCAGCAGCACTTCTTAAGAAAATTCGACGATTACCTATTAATGGTATACTTGGACCCCAATGACTTAATATTTGTGTGCCTGGTGCAATCTGTACTCTAGTGCTAGTTCTATTATTAGCACTAAATGGTTGTTGAATACAAGTTGCAATTAGTTTTAAATATTGGTTATGATAGTTCATTTGTTCTCCTCATCTGCACACCAAATAGCTGCATAGTTTATGAGATCTTTTAAAGTATCTTCTAAACTTTCAAAATTAGGATTATCTTGTTCTAATAAACTTTTTAAACGAAGATATTTGATATGAATCATAGTCATATAACTTTTTCTACCATAAAGAAAATAATCTTCTCTTTTAACTGAATTATTATAGTCTTGACCTTTTTTCTTTAAAAGGTCTGCACATTGTAATAATATTTTAGATGCAGAATCATTCATTTTTTATCTCCAAATAAAGATTTCCAATCTGTTTGATTTGTAGAACCAAAATTAGGTTTTACTGAACGATTATATGATGGATCAAGCTTATTCAAAAATTCATGTCCGATATTATGTTTTGTAAACCAACGCTTGAACCACTCAACTTGTTTGGGAGAAATATTTACACTTGCTCCATTTTTACGATACCATTTAAAGATAGTAGAAGTATTAACTTCGGCAAACTGTTTAAATTGATTTTGATATTTGGTTAAATTATAATCTTCAATAGATTTAAATGCGCGGTCCATTAATTCAGCTGGATCACTTTCTACCAAATTATAATTGCATGTAGCATAGTCTTCAAAATCCTTATCCGGAGTTTCAAATACACTATCCATTAGTCTCATAATAGACATAGTAAATTCGGCAGTTGCCATTTCATCTAAATGTACATATTCAAAATCGTTAAGATTAGTTTTTTCTTTATAATAACTCATAGTTTTTTCCTTAGTTAAAGTAATGTCGGCAAATTACCGACATTGGTATCATGGTTTGGAGATTTCCAATTAAGGGGTTTATATAAATCCCACCCATCGCTCGGGCGTCCAGGTTTAGTACCTTTAAGTTTAGCCATATTGGCTTTTTGGACTTCTGCCCACGCATGATTTACATCACACCCGGCTAGATGTAATGTACCTAAAGCAATAACACAAATATCAATCAATGCATCAACTACTTCTGGTGCATTTTTATCAATTCGTGCTTGCATTAGTTCATTGACTTCCTCTTGTAAAAGATCAAATCTAAATTTTAATCTTTCTTGAGTAAGTTGTGAAGGTTTAAAACCATAATGCAACATCATGGTTTCAATATCTTTAATTGGATTGTTTGTCATTAGTATATTCCGTAGTTTATGTTGATTAAGCATCAACAATAGTATTTATTAAGCTATTTACAAAAACACGGTGAAATAGCCTGAAAATTTAAGGTTTATTTCACCATTTGCTTAATGTAGTTATTATATAATAATTTAATGTATTTGTATACATTAAATGGCAAGATAAATGTGGTAGAGTATCCGCTATGATTAAATGAGCGGATCGAAGAGAATATATGTCAGACTATAAAAGAGAAAGCCTGACATTGCATCAGGCTTTCAGCAGGGCGACCTATGTTTGGAGAACATTTCTATGACAAGAATACAATGCCCTGCAAAAATATTTATCTGAAATGTCACAGTTCCTTCCCGGTTAGGAGTTAAATATATTACCTCCTTGGAAAATGTTACAATGAAATTTGATGTTATTGTAGGTAATCCTCCTTATACACAGGGCACAAAATACTTATACAGGTATTTTTTTGAGAAATCTTTAGAACTTTCAGACAAGGTTTGTATGGTGATGCCATACCGGCCCAATTCAAACTATGATAGTCTTAAAAAACTAAATGCATTGGTACAAAAACATGCGGAATATATCAGTGAAAATGTTAGTAAACATTTTGATGTAGGTTTAGATAATATCCACTATGTTATAGTGGACAAGAATATTGTCAATGAAGTAACAGATTATGTGAATCCATTGATTTCATATAAAGAGATCTATCCTAGCAGGAACCGTCTTAACCCTATTAAAGGGAATACCGCGGTATCAAATAATAAGAAAACATCGATAACGGGTATTGAGATTTTAGACAAAGTATTGGCATCTGGTCCCGTTTACAGGATAGTTGATCATGTAATAGTTGTTTCTGCTCCTCAAAAGAGTAAAACAAAATATACAGTGTTTACTAATCATACTCCTTCTCTAGGTAAATTCAATGTTCACATAGAGGAAAATTTTGAGTCTACCTGGTCAATGAGTGTCTTTGCCTACGAAGTAAATTCAAAGAAGGAAGCAAAAAAATTAAAAGAATGGCTGGAGAGCGATGAGATTACAACAGAAGTGAGAAAAATGCTCTCCTTAAAAGATACTTATGCAGTAACACTAGAAATGTTGCGTAAACTCCCGTGGTATGAATAATATAGTGAATCACATTCGCAACCGCACTTACATGAGCGGTATTGAGCGAGAAAAGACAAGGGTAAAGGTAACGGGAGAAGTCTTTACCCCTACTCCGCTTGTGCAGGAAATACTAGACCAGTTACCCGAAGAAGTGTTCACAGATCCTACTAAAACTTTTCTGGACCCTACTTGCGGTGATGGTCAATTCCTTGGTGAAGTGCTAATCCGCAAGATAGAGAATGGTAGCACATTTGAACAGGCACTGTCTACAGTTTATGGTGTTGACTTGATGCCAGACAATGTCAAACTTTGTCAAGACAGGTTGCTTTGCGGTAGAGAAGACCTGCGTCATATTGTTGAAAAGAACATAGTGTGTGCCGATGGATTAAGGTATCATTATAGATTCGATGGTAGTCATCCTTATGATGATGAGGTTAAAGAACAACAAACAGAAGAAGTGTGGGCAAGTTTATTTGGTTAACCTGCATTGACATTCTAAAATCATTCTGCTATATTACTCCAAATGGAGTAGAAAATGGCAAAATACTTTGACAAAGAAGCACTAACAGAAATGAACCATGCCCGGCAGAAAATCTTCGCCGAGCGTGAACGCATTTACTCGTTTGTTTGCGAACTTGATCATTTGTTGCACTCCTTGTGCGTTGTTGCGATAGTGTTAGTATAACACCACTCTGAATTAACGCCTATTTAAACCAATTAAAAAAACCGCTATGGCAGGCATCGCTGTGGGCGAAAAAAGTGTTGTTTTTTTGCGATTTTCTTATTTCAGTCTATTTTGTGTCGTCTGGGGGTGTAGGTACTATCTCTTGTTTACTTTGCAAAAAAACTAATACTAATTGCTGACCCCCTTACTTTAGTACTATAAAAGAGAAAGCCCGACCTTCACAGGCAGGGCTTCCAAGAGGTTGTTACAATGGCCTATTATTATAACACAACTATTTATACCGAAAAAAAATCCCAGACTTGCAAG